AAACAGGAGGTTTGGGATACAAGACAGGCTGAAATGAAGTCTTCCCCAAACCACATGCTTCAGCTATTAACGTATATGAAATTAAAGAATGCCAAAGAAGGTTTCTTCCTTTATGAAAACAAAAACACTCAAGAGATACTAATTATTCCAATTTCAATGAATGATAAAAACAAAGAAATAATTGAAAATGCTTTTCAATGGATGAGAGATGTTTGGGATAATTTCAAAGAAGGAGATTTACCAAAGCGTCCTGAAGGGGCAACCAAGTACAAGCTTCCTTGCACGTATTGTCCAGTAAAAAAAGCATGCTGGGAAAAAGGATCTAATCCTGGAACAGTTGAAATTGATTTAATGAAAGTCTTCAAGTAATGAAATGTTTTAATTCTGAATGTCCTAAAGATTTTACTCCCAAGACACATAATCAAAAATATTGTTCTGATGAGTGTTGCAGGATTGCAACAAATAAAAGAATTATGCAAAAGTATTACGAAAAAAAAGCTATTCAAAATGGTGCTCCAAGAAAATGCAAGGGGTGTCCAGGATTTTTAAGCAGGTACAATACCGAAACTTATTGCTCTAAATGCATAAAGTCTAGACGCTTTAAAGATAAAAAATATTTGATGGGCATAATAGATGACATTGGCTAGTTTAGTAAAGACTAAGGCATCTAAAGTGCTTGGCATTGATGCATCTACAAACTCAATAGCTTTTTGTTTAATGGAAAATGACGTGCCATTAAAATGGGGAAAGATTAACCTATCTGGAAATGATATTTATGAAAAAATTTACGATGCAAAAATTAAAATGAATGTGATGCTAGATGAACTACGGGCAGATTATATTGCAGTTGAGGGTGCAGTTTTAGTTAGATCGGCAGATGCCGTAATAAAACTGTCTTATGTATATGGGGTTGTTATTGCAGAGCTGATGTCAACTGGGGCTAAAGTTATAACAATAGCCCCAACTTCATGGCAGGCCTATATCGGTAACAATAATCCTACTAAGCAAGAAAAGGCGGACATTAGATTGGCTAATCCAGGATACGCAGACTCATGGTATAAAAATCAATTAAGGAATATGAGAAAGCAAAGAACAGCGGATTACTTTAATAAGAAGTACAATCTGTCAGTATCAGATTTTGATGTAGCAGATTCATTTGGAATTGCCCATTATGCCAATAAGGTTTTGACACAACGATGAAGCTATATCAAAATAAAGACTGGCTTTATAACAGATACAATATTCAAAAAAAGACTATTATGGAAATATCAAAGGAATGTAAGGTATCTGCAATGACCATACAGAGATATATAGATAAATTTGGTATAAAACCCAAGCGTTAATTGACATTTTGGTTGACTAGAAGTATAATCATTTAATGACAGAAATAGAGCCATCCGTACACTTTGACAAGATGAATAAAGTTGTTTCAGAGTTGTTAAAAGGTAATTCAGCTACACAAATTGCCACCATAACTGGTATGAACAGAAAAGATGTTTTAGAGTATATTGATGAGTGGAAGTCTGTGGTCCACAATGACACTAATGTTAGAGAACGTGCTAGAGAAGCTCTAATGGGGGCAGATCAACACTACGACATATTAATTAAAGAGGCATGGAAAACAGTAGAGGATGCCGATACTCAGGGTCAACTTAATGTAAAATCTGGAACACTAAAACTAATTGCAGACATAGAGGGTAAAAGAATTGCAATGTTACAAGCAGTAGGAGTTCTTGAAAACAATGAGATTGCATCGCAAATACTAGAGAACGAAAGAAAGCAAGAAATGTTGGTTGGCATACTAAAAGAGGTTACGTCTAGCTGTAATCACTGTAAGGTGGAAGTTGCTAAAAGATTGTCTCAAATTACTGGAATTGTAGAGCCTATTATAATTTCTGAGGATATTGCTAATGTTTAATAAAAATGGATTCCTTACTTTGGGGGAAGACATTTTTGTATATAAAAATTTTGTTACAGATAAAGAGTGTGAAATTTTAATACGGGAAGCTATATCCGTTCCAGAAGATAAATGGAAACAAAACTTTAATGATCATGGGCTGGGAAACGAAAGGTCAATGATTTGGACAGAAGAGCTTATTCCAATACATGAAAGAATTAAATGTATTTTAGAAAAAGAAGTTAATTTGGGTATAGACAGAGGCTTAGTTAGGATGAAGCAAGGAACTAAAGGTGCAATTCATTCAGATAATCACGACTCATTGCACATTAGAGATGCTAATAAATTAGTTAAGGAAGATGAAGATTTTGATTTAGGAGAGAATACAATTGCTGGAATAATATTGTATTTTAATAATTTTGATGGCGGAGACCTGTTATATCTTGATCAAGGAATTATCTACCACCCAGAAAAAGGTGACCTTGTAATACATAGTGCAGAAGAACACTGCATACATCAAGTACAAGAATTAAAAAGCGGTATAAGGTATTTCCATTCCAATAACTTGTTTCAGTACATACGAGTTCCAAAAGGATTTAATAATGTCGCTTGATTTTTCAGAGTTTATAGATATACTAGATGGCGACGAGTTTGAGCAAAAACCAGTAGACCTACGGACTTTTGTAACAAGCCCAGATTATTTGGCACTACCACCACTTTCAGAAAATCAATATACGCTTATTGAAAAAAGTTCTCAAATATACAAAGAGTCTACTCTTATTAAGCTTTATGGAGAAGAATTAGGAAAACATATGTTTAATCAAACATGTGTCGAGGTTATTGCTCAATTAGGTAAAGGCTCTGGAAAAGATTACTCATCAACAATTTCTGTAGCTTACATTGTTTATTTACTGTTGTGCCTTAAAGATCCAGCAGCGTATTATGGAAAACCGCCAAAAGATGCCATAGATATATTAAATATTGCTATCAACGCACAGCAGGCCAACAATGTTTTTTTTAAGGGATTTAAAATGAGAATTGAAAACTCTCCTTGGTTTGCTGGTAAGTATACAGACAAAGCTTCAGAAATTAAATTTGACAAATCCATAACAGTTCATTCTGGACACTCAGAAAGAGAAGCGTGGGAAGGATACAATGTTATGGTGGTAATTCTAGACGAGATATCTGGATTTGCAACAGAAAGTACCAGTGGTCACGATCAAGCTAAAACAGCCGATGCAATATATGACATGTACAGGGCGTCAGTTGATTCACGTTTTCCAGATGTAGGCAAGGTAATCCTGCTTTCTTTTCCTAGATTTAAAAATGATCCGATACAAAAATTTTATGAATCAGTCATAGCGGAAAAAGAAACAATTGTTAGGACAGAGATATTAAAATTAGATCAAGACTTGCCAAACGGTACAGAAGGCAATGAGTTTGAAGTGGCCTGGGAAGAAGATCATATAGTTTCTTATGTTTACCCCAGAGTATTTGCGCTCAAAAGACCAACATGGGAAGTAAATCCAACAAAAAAAATAACAGACTTTACTGTTGCTTTTCACAAAAATGCGCCAGACGCACTCGGTAGATTTGCCTGTATGCCAACAGATGCAGTAGATGCATTTTTTAAATCCAGAGAAAAAATTGAAAGGGCATTTAATCAAGGTAGTTTGGCTGTAGATAAATTTGGAAGACTTGAAGAATGGTTTAAACCAGACCTAGAAAAAGATTATTTTATACATGTAGACTTAGCTCAAAAGCACGATCATTGTGCGGTTGCAATGGGCCATGTAAGTAAATGGGTTGACATAAAGGTAACAGATACATACTCCCAACCAGCTCCAATTGTAAACATTGATGCGGTTAGATTTTGGACTCCGACCCCAGACAAATCAGTAGATTTTACAGAGGTAAAAGACTACATATTGTCTTTAAGAACAAGAGGGTTTAATATAAAAACTTGCACATTTGATAGATGGAACTCTCACGACATGATGCAACAATTAAAAAAATACGGTATCAATACGGAAATTCTTTCGGTATCTAAAAAACACTACGACGATATGGCAATGGTTGTTTTAGAAGAAAGATTATCTGGCCCACATATCCCGCTATTGATAGACGAATTACTTCAATTAAGAATTATGAGAGATAAGGTTGACCATCCAAGAAAAGGATCAAAGGATTTGGCGGATGCTGTATGCGGAGCAGTATATAATTCAATTAGCAGAACTAGAATGCGTAGAGACGAAGAAATAAAAATTCATGACTATGAATCTATGAGCTATGACAACGACTTTGGAGTCAGCGACGGTGAAGTAGAAAATGTATACAACATGATTAGGGCACCAAGAATGCCTGAAAGCTTAGCAAGATCAATAGAAAATATGGAGATAATATGAGCGAGTACCAAGAAAGAGCCAAGGAATGTAAGTGTTGCACAAAACACGTACCTCTTCCTACAACACTAAAAAGATATAATAAAATTATTTTATGTCCAACAACATATGATAATGTAATTGAATATAAAAGAATATGGGAGTCGTACGGTTCTAGGCCAGCTGGCAATATAAGAAAACATTTTTCTGAATATGTACAGCAAATAGTAGAGTCTGCTATTGACAACCAGCATTGATATAGTACAATTAAATTAAGGCGCCAGTAGCTTAGTTGGTTAAAGCCCCGAACTCATAATTCGGTAATCGTAGGTTCGAGTCCTACCTGTCGCACAAAGCCTTTGTAGCTCAGGGGATAGAGCAACAGGCTTCTACCCTGTGTGTCGGAGGTTCGATTCCTTCCAGGGGCACTAAATTTGCTAACACTAGCAATTTTATAGCAGAAAATGGTATACTGATATTATGAAACAATTAATTAAATCTTTACAATCATTCCAATCTAATTCTGTAGTATTTATGAATTTAGTAAAGGGGTTTTATATTAATACAGAATCTGTATTAATGAGACAGTCACAAATTGTCTACAAAGAAATGTACCTTGCTTCCGACGAGATTTTGATGGAGACATCATTATGGTTAAGAAGACTTGGAGCGGAAGCACCATATACATTAGAAGAATTTTCATATCACCAAACTCTTGGCAACGTGAAGCCAGATACATACTGTGGGGTTGAAATGGCACAGCATTTGGTTCCAATTAATCAGAAAGTCATTGAAGAGTTAAAGGTTTTATCAGAACTTGCTATGATACAAAAACAATTCTCATTACTTGAACATTTAAATTTAGCAACTAAAAAACATATGGAATGGAATTGGTTCCTAGAATCAAGCCTTAAATTACCGCCAAATCCATGGAAATCATTAAAAGACTAACTTAATACAATATGAATTTTCAAAGAGACATTGTAGCTGCAGATGAATTTGCAATACAAAATTTCCCTGGAGTAATATATCAAGTACTGCATCATGCAGCTACAGACTCGGCGAATTATGCTATAGAAAAAATGCAAGAGGCAATGATGTTTTCAAATAGAGAACACTTAAGAAAATATTGTTGTAATTTAATAAAAAAGAAAAAAAAATCTGTTGTAGTAGAATTTGGAGTTTGGTCTGGAAATTCAATTAATTATTTTGCAAGGGAGTTACCACGGGCTTCCGTGTTTGGTTTCGATTCTTTCCTAGGACTTAACGAAGATTGGTCTGGTTGGAATTTAAGTAAAGGTATGTTTAATTTAAATGGAATAAGTCCATTAGTTGAAAAAAATGTTATTATTTACAATGGCTTATACGAAGATACTATTCCAGAATTTGTTAAAAACAACAATTTTGAAAATGGAATAGATTTAATTCATATGGACTCAGACACCTATATTCCAACTATTTACGCATTAAATACTTTAAATAATTTAGTTAGAAAAGGATCAATAATTATATTTGATGAGTATTTTGGTTATCCAAATTGGAGAAATCACGAATATAAAGCGTTTCGGGAATTTGTTTTACAAAATTCAATAAACTATAGATATATAGCTTATTCAGAACACGCAGTAGCCGTAGAAATATTAAAGGCTGGCTAGATAATGAAAAAAAATACTTCAATAAATGGTCTATGTTTTGACGACATATTGCTGATTCCCCATGATTCATCTCCAATAATAAGTAGATCGCACATAGATCTTGCCACAAAAATTGGCAACCCCAATAATCCAGACGCAATATTAAGTATTACTAGCCCTATTATTTCTGCGCCAATGGAATCCATATCTTCTTATGAAATGCTTTTTGCACTTAATAAATCTGGCTCAATTGGAATGACATGCAGATCAGAAGATTTAGACATAAAGTTAAAAAAATCCTGTGATATCAACAAAAATACAATTGGGGTAACAATAACTACTGCAGATATTTATGACTGCAAAACAATAGATATGATTGTTTCTAAAGGCATTAAGATTATTTTATTAGATGTTGCAAACGGACATTTAAAATTAGCAGCAGATTCTGTATCTGATTTAAGATTAATGGTGCCATCGAGCACACACATAATGTGTGGAAATGTAGCGTCATACGGCGCATACAAAATGCTAATGGATGCTGGAGCTGATTCTGTACGTGTAGGCATAGGAGGAGGCGCAGCCTGTACTACAAGGCTTGTAACGGGCTTTGGGGCGCCAACGCTAGCCTCGATAATGAATATTTATGAACATGTAAAAAATGATTATGTAAATGGAATAGTTGCAGATGGCGGTATTAAAAATTCTGGTGACATAGTAAAGGCTTTAG